ACTAGAAATCCAATCATTAACATTGGTAGGAGCATCACCACCTTCATCAGTTAGAAAGTAGGCAATCTTACCATCCTTATTTTGTTTGTTTAATGAATCAGCAAGAATACTTGCTAAATCCTCTTCTCTTTTGGCCATTGTAACCTAATTATTAATTGTTAAATAAATCATCAAATGCTGATGCTACATCGTCCGCAGGTGCTGCTTTCTTTGGTTCTTCTTTTTCCCAAGGCAAATCACCAAATTCTTCTTTAGTTTCAACTTGCTTTGTTTGTACTTTTGGCTTTGGTGCTTCCAATTCCTCAACAATATCATCATCTACTCCAGACGGTGAAGATGGGTTTAACCAATTCTCTAAAATTGTTTTCAATTCTGCATAAGATAATTCTTGATACAATTCAGTAATTTCTTTTTGATTTTCTAATAAAGATTTAATCGTTGCAGGATCTTCATGCAATTTAGTAGTTGCAGGTTTAACTCTGATTGTCGTTGTTGGGTAAGATGCATTTGATTCTTCCGCTGAAGTCACTTCCAATACAATATCTCTACCTGTGATTGGGTCAGTAATATCTCCGTAATCAGGATCAGCAATGTATCCTAAAATATCTTGATAAACTGTTTTACCAAATCCCCAAAATTTAACACCTTCGTTTTCTTTACCTCTTACGATAACTGGAACGAATGTTCTCAATTTTGGCTCCATTTTCTTACCTGCTTTCCAATCATCGGTATCACCTGTTCTTTTAAGTTTTTCTGCAAACTCAACGATAGGGTCAGGTCTACCAAATGACATCGGACTCAAATAAGTCTTGTTGTTAATGTTGTAGTGAAAATAAAGTTCAATGAAAGGAATGTCTTTGTTGAACTTGTACGGAACGATTCTAACTTGTGATTTTCCGTTAGCCGGTTTGAAAATTGAATCCGACTTTTTAGTGTTGTTTTGTAAAGAGCTAAATCTCTTTAGTGCCAATGAAATGTCCATTGTTTTGTTGTTTTTAGGGTTTAAAAATTTGTTTTAAAGTTTAAGGTTTTATCGCGATTTCCTTATATCTAAATATAACCTTTTTTGCTTTTATTACTATAAATATACGACTTTTTTTCGTATTTACCAAATTTATTTTGCCCATTTTCCTCTCTGTACGAGTTGGGCAATTATACCATAAACTGATAAGTCTTGATAGGTATCCTGTATTGGTTCTCCAACCTCATCCGGTTGTCCTAAAACTACCAATTGTTTCAATCTTTGTATTTTATCGTTAATTCTAAACCAAAGACCTGTAAGGGATAATTTTATATCTTCTTTTGTTTGTAGAGATGTTCCAACTGATATATTTGAAGGTCCATAATTTCTTTGTTTTTTACAGAATGTTTCATACATTTCTGATTGAACTTTCTTAAATTCATCCATCATTTCAGGATATACTCTTTCACAATATTCTATTGCGGTTTCTTCTTTTTGGATTGGTATTTGATATTCAGGAACATCAAATATTGATGGTTTACTAATTTTTGGTTTTGCTGGCATAACTATTTGTTTTGTTTTGTTTTTTGTTTGCCACTCTCCTAATCGTTTTTTTGATATTGCCGGTGGCTTTGGCATTTGTGTTGAATAATTTCCGAATCCAAACATACATTATTTTTTTATTTTTTCCAAAATTGATACCACTTTTTTTTCTTTGGATTTGGATTTGCAAATGGTTGGGTATTATCATAAATGTTTACAATACCACCATACCTAACTATCATCATTTGACAAAACAATTGATGATACTCCGCGGGTATTTTTTCAAAATCCGCCAATATTTTTACGTCCAATGTTATGATATCATTTTCAGCTTTTACTATTTTTAAATAGTCATGCATTTCTACTATTGTAGAACTTTTTATTGTTAAATGATTACCATCTCCCACATGGAATTCTCCTGGTTTTGCTTTCGGTGCCATCTTAAACTTTTACTTTTATTTCATATGGTGGTGGAATATTCCCGATACCAACATTACCATTGGATTTTATTTCTAATCTATCTAGATTATTTTCTTTATATCTTCTAACTTTGGTTACTGTCTTTTTAACAACAACAGGATGATATTCTTTTCCTTCGTGATTAATTGTGATTTGTTCAGATACTAAAAGTTTTTCAGTTTCTTCTTCTTTTTTTGGAACGTATGTTGCCAATCTTGCACCTATTATTCCGGATGCAAATAATCCAATTGCTTTAAAAAAATCTCTTCTATTTTCCATAACTTATTTTTTACTTTCCCAATATAATTCTCTAACCTTTGCTCCTAATTCGGTATCGTTAGGTGTATCTAAAATTGTTCTACTTTCTACTGTTATTAAGTTTCTATTTTCACCTAAATAACATTCTCTACATAATTGTCCTGCACCATCTACATATCCATATCTAAAATCAACATGAGTAGTTTTAAGTGTTGTGGTTTTTTTACCACACATTATACAATCTTCGTAAATGTCTAAATTTTCCATAACTATATTTTTTGTTTATTTAATTTGTTTTGTAATTTTATAACTAATGCGCATGTTTCATACTCTTCAAAATCAATAAGAGTTTGTAAATTTTCTTCTAAAAGGTCTGTAAATTCTCTACTATCAATAGAAAGAGTAATAACTATAATGTTCTTAATTAGAACTCTAGCAAAATCCACTCTCTTCTTTTTGTATCGGAGACCATACTGAATTCCTTCAACTATTGCTTTTGAAATCTCTTTTCTATGAGTTTCAAAAATATCCGAAGGTTCGTTTGCGTGTATTTCAATAGGAGAATATTTTTTCACTTTTGTCATATTTCAAATATAACAAAAATATTTTAATTCTCCAAATTTTGTGTATTAAAGCTTTTAAAAACTTTTGTAGGTATCATTTTGTATCCTGTATTAGATGTAGTTAAGATACAATTACGGAATTCTTCCCAATCAATAATATAAGATGTATCAACTTGTCCACCGGTTTTTTCTTTAACAACTTCGTTTAGGGCATTAATGGTGTATATTGTATTTGATTGTTTCTTTCTATGTACAAGAATTGTTTTCCAATCGGAAGGAATAGCAGATGAACCCTTTTCAACATTAAAAGTAATAAACACTTCTTCTGGTTTAGTTTTACTTTCTAAAATAAAAACGTTTGGGTTAGTTAGTATGTAATTCTTTAATATAAAATCTACTGATTTATCTAACTCATCCTTTGTCGTAAATAGGCAAAGTAGTTGTGTGTTCATTATATCTTTTTATTAATTTTCGCATCAATATTTCTACACGCATCTTCAAAATCTTTTGTAGGCTTACATTGTAAACCAACTACTCCATTATATCCAACACCTTTTTCTCTCATTTCTATACTTGCCAATTTAATTGGGTTTTCTGGTTTTTTACCTTTAGCAGAATATACGATTGATGCAACTCCATTTACAACTTTAATTGATAAAAATTCTTTAATATTATTCCAATCATCTGTTCCAAACATTTCCTGCATATGAGCTTGTGTAATATACATACTATCAATTTGCATTGTTTCTACACCTTCAACCATAGTTTTCATAGGAATTGCTTCTTGTAATTTTCTTAACAACATTCCTTGGAATTCTTTATTGGTTGCCATTTTTTGTGCAGATTCTTTCATAAAATCGTAAGTAATTTGTCTGTGAGAATCAATCCATTTTCTATCACCAGAATATTCAGCTAATACTTTATTGTAAACTAAAACTGCTTTCTTAAATTCTTTTTCACTTTTTGTTCCTAAAAATGCTCTAAACTCATCAACATCCAAAGTTTTAGTTTTACTCATATATTTAGCAACCTGTCTTACCAATGCTTCATCGTTTTTATCAATGTATAATGGGTCGTTTTGTCCTTTCTCTCTACATGCTTTAATCGCTCTACCTAAATCCGATGATGGGATTTCTCTTGTTTGTAAAAATCCTTTTTCAGCAGATGCCATTTGTTTTTCTTGTAGTTCTGTATTTTTAACCGGTGCCTTAGAAAGAGCCTGTTCAGATAATTTTCTTAATTCAGCATCTTCTGCTTTACCATAACGAGGGTCTTCGGCATCTTTCATATTTTTTAATTCAGTTGCTCTTTTTTCTTTCTCTGGACCTAATGTATAGAACCAGTTTTCAGCATCTCCTAATCCAGCATTTAGTAAATAAATTTGCCAATCTTTTTTACAACTGATTTCAATATTTTGAATTTCTTTACCTGCAATTCTTACTTGAGCGTTTATATCGGTAGAATCTCCCTTCTCATCGTAGTTTGCACCCAAAGCTTCCTGTTGTGCTCTAACATCCCAAGTCATTCCGGTTACTTCCCATCTTCCAGCACCATATTGTCTATTCATATTGGTAATGAATGCATCGTGCGCACCTGCCATTTGTTTAATCCAACTCTTATCTAAAATTGGAACTCCACCTGCTCTTTCAATTGCTTCAGCATTTGCTTCTAACGATTTTAGAAATTCTGCTCTTGCAGCCATACCTTGTTTTGTTGGAGGGAAAGAATATACAACTTGCATTGCCAATTCGTTAGCTTGAGCAGATACTTGTCCCGCACCATATTGGTCTGTAATCATACCAATTGGTGGTTCAAATGTACCTTGTTTAGACATTCTCATTAAAGATTTTAATGCATCGTATCCAGCTGGTGGTACTTTACCTTGTATAAATTTATCAATACTTTTTGGATATTCGTATTTAGTAGTTATTTGACCAGGATATGCTTTCTTAAATGCCGCCACTGCTTTTTCTGTTGGAATTCCAGAAGGTGGAAGGAATTTATTTCTATTTGATGCTTTTCTTTGGTCAAGTGTCTTTGAACCTTTAGTTCCGTATTTTTGTTTTGGTGGTGCAACTACTGCTCCTCTTTCAACATTTACTTCTTTGTTTGAACCCTCTTTGGATTTTTTATCTTTTCTTTTTTCTGCATCACTTACTTTAATATTTGCTTTAGGTGCAGTTTGTTGTTTTCCTACTTTTGGTGCAGGTTTTGAAGCGGGTGTATCGGAAGTAGGTAATTCTCCACCATTTGCCTTTTTAGCTTTATTAATTTCGGCAGGTGTAGGTCTATCGTGTTTAGACGGGTCCATCTTTTTTACAACATAAACATTACCCGTTTTTTTATTCTTTACAACATCTTCTTCTGTTAAATAAGAAAAATACACTCTAGCTTTCTGCGCCATTTCATTGGCATTAGAAACACCATTCTCTTTTAGGATTTCTGCGAGTTTTGTAACTTGTTCCTCTTTTGTTAAGTCTATAATACCAGTATTTGCTCTGTATTCTAGTTCTTTAAGGATTTCTTGAAAATTTATTGACATTTTTTATCTTTTATTAAAATGAATTACTTACTAATGTATAATCTTTATTAGTTAGAGATTTTTTTGCTTGCTTTAACAAATCATCAACCATCTTATCTCTCCTCTTTGCCGCTTCCGGAGATATACTACCATCCTTATCGTGTTGTTTTTTGATTTGTTGTAACTTACGAACAGCATCTTTATCATCCATATAAATTGCCAATTCAACAGCTGCAGATGAATGGTCGTTATTATCCGTCATTCTACTTACTTTCTTATTAAAAGCATCTGCTGGGTTATAAAATTCCTTTAAAGGAATAAGGTTTACTAATCTCATACAAACATAATTATATGATATAAATATAATTTTTTAATCTATTACTACTAAATCGTTGTAATTCTTTCCTTCGTAACTTCGGGCCGGAAACCCACCCTTCTCCATTATCGTTTTAATCTCATTCAAAACCGAATCCCTTTCAACAGGATGTGTATCTATAAGGAATGCATCGTATGTGTATAAAACCATCTTGCTCATCTTGCCTTCTAAGAAATCCAACACCTCACCAATCTTCATATAATTAATTTCAGTTTCTAAAGATTGTAGAAGATAATTGAATACTTTTTGTTCGGTTGCCCCTTCAATTCTTGCAAAATGTATTTCTCTTTTGTATAAGAGTGTCGTAAGTTTTCCCGAAATGACGAACCTTTGGTATAACCCCTTAATGTATTCATCCACTTTTTGAAAGAAAGGTATTCCTCTCGCCATATCATCTAATCCACCATAAAGATAACGAAATGTTAAACCCTTCGCCGTTTCGTAATCCGTTCCATATAAATCCGCTAAGTGTTGGTGAGCAGTAACTCCATTAGGAAATTCATATCCAACCATTTTCGCAATTAGACGAATGTGATAGGACTCGTAATCAAATTGAATTAGAGTACCCTTTGGATGTCGAGAAACGATGCACTCTCTACTCCCATCTCCTTTGTTTAGTGCAGACCAGTTTACATTAAGATGTCTATTAGATGGACGGCCAGTAATAGTATATGGGTTGTATTGTGTGTAAACTATACCACCTTTACGAATGTATGCGGGATTGAAAGCGAAACTATCAATAAATTTTTCCTCTACGACCTTTACCCCAGCCCCTTCCAGCCTTCCCAATGTACGGATTGCTGTGGAGTATTTTCTATTCCATTCGTTTCTATTACTGATGTTTGGAATTTGTTTTAGTATTTCGTACCACTTCATTAAAGGTACACAATCATTCAACTCTTTATAATCGTTTCTATACCCTTTATAAACTGATCCTACGAACTCGTTGAATAGAAATGGTTTCCCATACTCTTCAAAATAAACCCACTCATAATCCAACCCATTTGTTCTTAAATACCTATTGTCTAAAACTAATGTATTGACGTGGATTATATTAGATATATCAAACTTATCCAACTTTTTTGCATCTATGTGATTGAAATTGATTATTCCATCTTCACCATTCATTTGTCTAAAATATATAAAAGACAGACGACTTCCCAATGGATGTGCTTTATGAGAACTCCACACAGGAACTATGAGGTCAATATTTACATTGCCTCCTAAAAATGATTGTAGGGATTGTTTATCTTCAATTAGGTTCATAGAACTCTAATATACGAAAAATATTTGTATTTACAAAGTTATTTGTAGAATTGTAATAGGTTTGGTAAATATAACCCTATGTTTTTTATTTTACTAGCTGCAATAGAAATTGTAGCTTTATTGGAGTTTCTAACACCTATATCATTTACTTCCCCATCCATTTTATATGTAATATCAATTGGTCCAGTTATTCTCCAATACAAATTAGTAGTTATCCAAAATGGATTTTCAATGTGTTTTGAGTATACTACTTCATCAACTTCATATACATGACCGTTAATATCATTTGCTTTTTGGACAAAATATCGTTGAATAAATCCATTTGAATAATCATTTTTTGTTGGATTAGGTACTATTGTTTTTGGAAACTTTATAGTAAATTGTTCTATATTTTTTGCCACATCTTTATACATAAAATCTATTTATGATATTATCAACCACATTGCCTCTATTTCAGTTTTCCAACCCTGAGCATCAACTAAATGTTTTACATTTGTTATTTGAAATACTCCGTTTTGATTATATATTTCTGGTATTCCATTTGCTTTAAAATATTCACCAGAACTCAAACCGGATATTCCATTAATGGTTAGAGTCATAGTTGTATTTGTTAAAGTTTTATTAGATGGTTCTGTAACTAACTTTAATTCTTTTAAAACATTGTTTGTATCGTTTAAAATCAATATTTCTATTTTTCCACTTCCGCCGGTTTCTTTTGGTATTTTAAACTTTAAAACTTTTGCATCAATTATAGAACTTGCCGATGGTTCTTTTTCTGTTACTTTTTTGTCTTTCTTTGCTTTATTTTTTGCTTCAGCATCATCAAATACTTGTTTATTTTCTGCCTGTTTTAATTCTTCATCTACATATTTTTTAACAACATATACTTCAACACCATCTACTGAATAATACCCATCTGCATTTCTATATCTGTTTGCTAATGCATCGTTTGTATCTGAAATAGGAATACTATATTGTTTTCCTATTAAACTATTATCTTTTTCTTTTAACTTTTTTAATGCATCTTCAATTGCTGTACTTGTTTGAAAAACTGTTTGCCCTGCAACTAAATTACCCAAGTCCATTTGTATACTACATTCTCTTACTATACTATTTACACCATTTGTTTTGAATCTATAAACTTCACTTGGTGATTTTATATCATTACCATCTTTATCCGTAAAGTGTACAAACTTTCTATCAATTATTGTCATAGGGCCGCCACCTGCATCACCATGTATAGGAGCGGTTACTAAATTAAATACACTATATGAATTTTTATTTATTAAACTAAGAACTGCATTTATAAAATCTGCTTTTGTTTGAGATTTTTGCCAAATTTCTACAACCTGTTCGTAATTTACAAAAATATTTAAAGCATTTCCAATATTTTTATTTGAGCTATAATTTTTAAAATTAGATTCTATTTTTTTGGTTTGAGTATTGTAAACTAATTCAGGTATTTCAACATCTCCGGATATTTTGAAATCTAATCCATTTATTCTACAATCTCTAAGATTTTTTTCATCTAGTCTTAGTTCATCTTTTTTTTCTTTATCAACACCAATTAAAATAGTAGGTAATTGTCCAGGAAATATAATATCTTGACTTGATGATATTAATTTATTTTGATAATTACATGGTATTCCTTTTACACTTGCTCCTGCTATTTTTATATCCTGAGCTTCTAGTTTATATTCTTTACCTGATATTCCACTATTTTTAGAACTATAATTAACTAAATGTGTTATTATAAAATCTAAAGTAATATATCTCAATTCACTAACATTTGAATCTTTTGCTAAGTCCTGTGGTTTTATAAAATTAAATGTATGCTTTTTTAAATAATCCGAAGGTATTTGCAATTTAGGAATACTTAAATCAATTCTTAATTGTTTTAAAATAATTTCTTCTTTTAATAATGTATTTTTATTTTTTCCAGGTATTTTTATTGCTTCGGTTGCAATTGTATTTGGTATAGCCATTGAAACAGTATTTCCTGCTGTCATTTCTACCATTACATTATACGTTCCATTATCACCCATTTCCATTGTAAAATTGATAACTTTTCCTGCAAATATTTCGTAATTACCAAGAGTGTTTATTATTTTATTATGATATGATGCCTGTTCATCCAAATTTAAAGCAACATATTTTGGAAATTCATTTTCAACATATTTCTTATAATCATTTTTTGGAACTAATACTGATTCAACACTTGGAACATCAACTGGTCCTGAAATTGGTCCGAATATAGTATCTTTGCCTGTATTACTTGTTGAATTCCATAATCCTTTTATTTTTTTGTATTCATTTAGTAAATTTTCTTTTAAAGAAAAATTGTTACCAAACTCTAATAATAAATTATATCCTGGTCTACAAAAAAATAATTCAAATAATTCTAATTGTTTTAATGTAAAAAGTGTAAGATTAATTTGAGCAGTTTTTAATGCATTATTATCACCATCTGTATCTATTGAAATTGATGTTATAATTGGACTTGGTCTTCTTGCTCCATTTTCACCATCATAATCAACTACCACCGCTTTTCCATCAAAATCAACTCCAATTGAAGTTCCTTGCAGCCATTGGCCAGTTGGGTTTGTATTCATTGAATAATTAATATCTGGATTTATATTACTATGAATTATGCATCCATGATAAGTTGTTACACCTTTTGGTGTTTCACCAGATACTGCGGATTCGTATGTGCTTGCTTTTGCAACAGTTGCAGCAGATGTTAATATAGCAAATGGAACTTTAAGAGATTCCATTTCTGGTAGTTGTTCTCTTCTTTTGAATTCCTCTACCATCCATCCTTTGATTGGTTGTAAATACGGAAAACCCATTACTTATTTATTTTTTGTAAATCTGAAAGTATTTCATTTATGTTTGAAGGTATTCTTAGTTGTATTCCTTCTTGTACAAAAAAGTTAGCATCATTTAAATTATTGGCCGTTGCAATTACCCACCACATAGTAGGATTGTTATAATATTTATTTGCTAATAAATCCAATCTATCACCTCCTTCCGAAATAATATATAAATCATTATCGTTTGGCTTTATTTTAGGATAAATTGTACTAGCTAAGTAATTTTTACCTGTATCAGATTTTAATATTTCAGAATTTTTATACCTCATTTTTTATTATTTTAATCCAAATCTTCCACTAAATACTTCAACTGCCTTTAATTCATCTTCTTTAGTTAATTCGTCTTTTTTAGAAGCTTTACCTTTTCCATCTAAATTTTTATTTACATCGGATTGATCATCTATATTTCTAAAATTATATCTGAATACTTTTTTACCATTAGAATCTGTTATATTATAATTATTTAAACTTTCAATTATTTTCATTCCAAATTGAACGTTTATAACATTAGGTAATAATTCCGTACTACCATCGGTTGCCAATGTTGTTGACCATGCTGTATTATCATCTACTGAAAATGATAAAGTTTCTACTATTCCAAGAAGATTATTATACAAAGATTTAATACTTAATCTAATAAAATTAGGTGCAAACATTATTTGTCCACTATCTAATGCAGAAGTTGGTGAATTAGCAGAAGTTGAATATTTTGTTTGTACCAATTGTTCAACTGGATATGCTAATTTAGTCAAATATTCTAATTTTTCAACTAAACTTTGCTTTGATGCTCTATCGTAATAATATAATTTAAACTCAAAACTTAAACTTCTATCAACTCCACCATATGTATAAACTTTAAATGGAGAACCTAAAAATTTATAATCTTGGATTTCAGGTGTAACAGTTTCATTTATACCACTAACCGTTGCGTTAAAAAACATTGCATGTGGTTCTCCTAATACATGAATTTTTATATAAGAAGTAGGTGAATCAATTAAATTTACTTCTGTATTCAAATCAATTTTATCGGTTGAAATATTACTATCCAATATTAATTTATTCCAATCATCCCAACTTTTTGAATCAGCTTCTCTTTCTTTT